TTGCTCCAGCCTGCGATAAAGTTAAACCGGTTGTTTTGGTCAGTGTGACTGCCGTTTGAGAACCACTAATAGTTTGAGCACCTGCGATTGCAGCATCTAGGTATGTAGTGATGTAGGCATTAACAACCTGCCCCCAAGTACCCCCCAACTCGTTATCGGCAGGAAGTGCAAGCCCTAAAGATGTTGTGTAAGATGTTGGCATGTTTAACCTTTATATAAACCTGAGCAAAGCCGTTGCTGCTGTATTGGCAGGCATCGTCACAGTAAAAACGCCTGTAGCAGTCTTATCAGTACCAAAATTTAGCACCGCAATAGACCGGTTGCCTTTGCTTGAGTTATAGATCAGTGCTCCGCGAGTAGTAAAGTTTGCACCTGTCCAGACAGCATCACTAAAATCGACAAACACGGTACTACCCTCTGTGGTTAGTGTAACCCCTGTCAGCGTAATACCCCCGCCTGCATAACCCGGCCCACTTGTTTCATTCGTTGTTGAATAAACAGTTGTATCTGCGTTTAGTGTAGCGTTTCCAGTATATAAAGCAATCCTGAGCGTATCTATCTCAAGGTTGTGGATTGCCTGCCAACTTTCTTTCTTGAAACTTGTAGTGAGTGTTTGAACAATTGGCATATCAAGTCACCGGTTGTCTATACTGCCCAGAGCGATACGCATCCTGCCGATCCATGCCATCCCCTAGTCGTTTCGCCATTGCTAACGCTTCTTTATACTTTGTATCATACAGCGTAATAAGGTCGGCTTCACCTTTAAGATATGTGTAAGCCTCTACCAAACACCCATACAATAAAACAGTGTCAAAGTTATCGCCAAGCCACGTTGTCGATGCCGTAACAATCGATTCAGGATAAAAATAATATTGGATTTCGGCAGAATACGCCGAATCAGGCGTTGGGCCAACCAAAAAAGTGATTTCCGTAGGCGCGGCTGTTCGAGGGCCAAATATAGCGTAATGCTTAGGCAATCCTGTACCGGCAACGGTGGGGTACGCCTCACGGATAAAGTTTGCGTCTTTATTCAATAAAAACTGATACATTCCAGTACCGTCAATCACAGCTAATGAGTACGGCGCAAGAAAATCATTGGGCGCTTCAAGATTTGCACTACCTGACGTGAAAGTAAGTGTCGCACTCTTCCTAAGCGATGGAAACTGCACCGAATTGTAAATGCGTTGTTCCGCCTGCTTAACAAACGTAGGAATGTTTGCGACAAAGCTGGTTTCAGCGTTCTGCAAATAGTTTTGAATTGCAGCAGTTAATTCGGTGTAGTTCATCGTTTAACCCATCGAGCCACGCGCCATTTTACCTTTAGTAGCTGCACCACAACCTCGAATAAGTAAACCCGCTGTTTTTTTCTCAGGATAGTTGCTGCTGCGTGTGTTAGCTATAGTGACATTGGTATCACGGAGAAATTGCGTAGCACTAGGCTCTTTGAGTAATGCGGGGACTGCGCTTTTATCTACAGGCGATTTACCATTTTTCACATCTGACTCCTTTATTTACGTTGAATGCAGCATTAAACAGTTGTTGATATTAGGCCACAACAGCAATCTTGCGAATTGTGCCGCTACTATCCTTTATTTGAATATATCCGGTTATCGGCACGTCAGACGTTGAAACAAAACTGGAGCCAATTCTGACATATGACCCAGCACCCTTTGGGTACAGCGCAAGATCGACGATAGCATCTGTCCCAGTTGCTCCGATAATTGCGGGATCGCCGGTCTTACTGCCTGATACATACACTTGATTTACTGTACTTGCTACACTACCTTGTATTTGAAACTGTAACCCGTTACCGTTATTGAAGAACTGGCTACCATTCCCCTTTGCATCATACCTGATTGGAATGTTTGTAGCTGCGCCGCTCGCAATCATCTGGGGTTGATTGCCGTTATCAGCACCACCACCGCGCACTTCAACAAAACTTGTCGGAGATGTCGAATTACCGATTCCGAATTGCAGGCCTTGACCGTTATGAAAATAAACTCCACCAGTCCCTTCAGCATCCAATCGCAAATTTCCACTCGATGAAGCGACACGTGCTGATCCGGTCGATGTGTCTAAATAAGCGAATTTGCTTGTAGCCCCCAGCGTGTTATTCGTGTTCGTAGAGACCCCGATGATATTTCCATATTCTGTTATCTCTATACCGTATTTCTGATTATCGTGCGAAGAACTCCCGAATGCTTCAACTTGACCACCTGCCCACGACAAAAACCCGCTGCCTACATTCTGGTAAGATTCACAGTTGTGAATACGTGCAGTAGAGTTTGATAAAGCAGCAAAACCGGCTTTATAACATCCCATGGCTTTCGCATTTGTCGCAACAAGCGTCGATCCGAACTCGCTTTGAAAGCCAAAACCATAGTCGTTCACTGTATCACTTGCATAATTCGACACTGCGCCATTAGCTACGATAGTTGAACCGCAGAATGCCCAGATTCCAACGTCACCCGAATTCGACACTTGCGCGTCGGGGCAGTAAATATATGATCCGTCGCGAGCCGCAATACCATAATACCAGTTATTGACGATAATCTTAGTGCCTGTGATTAGAGTTGAACCTTGAACTGCAAGGATAGCAGTCCAATTGTTAGCTAAAGTTGCTTTGGTCGGCAAGTCAATAGTCATACCATCGATAAAACCTAGAGTATTACCCGCGCTCACAGAAAACATGTCGAACGTCGGCCCGGTCGGGCCGCGGATAATTACACTGCTTGGGCTTGCCTGGTTCCCGACGATTCGGATATTCTCGCCGAACGGATGGTTGCAATTCTGTCCTCGTGTCCAGTTATATGTACCATTTGCAATTTTTACTTCTACACTGCCAAAAATTACCCAACCATTCATGTAGTCAAAAGCCGCTTGCACATCTGCAAAATCTGAGGGCACATTAAGAGTCACTGTCTGACCGGCAGGCACAACATTTCCAACAGCATATCCGGTTGCATTAGTAGTTGACGAAACAAGCTGGCCGATTTCGTTTTTAACCCGCATCGAATACGAAAATTCGGCAGCGTAAATGCTCCCCGGAGTCCCGGAATTTGAAAGAGCACCGTTGATTGTTCGAATTGGCTGCACTGCTGGAATTGTCAGGGCAGTGTCCCAGTACAAATTAATAGGGTTAGCCTGCGGATCAAGATTTGCCTTACCTACCCAGACATAACCGTTTTCTAAAGGTTGACCCTCCGCATTTGTAAAAATTGGATAAGGTTGCGTAATTGAAAGAGCACTCATATTGATCACCCCGCTTTGTAAAATTGCTACTGATACTGTACCAACAACACCCTGACCTAACAAAGCATTAGGCGTATTGCCTGAAACAACACTGTTACCGCCACCCACAGGGTACCATCCCCATTGCGTAAGGCGGCTGCCATCTCCAGTAAAACCGTTGGCTAGTGTGCCGGATGTAAAATAACTTCGATCTGGTCTAGGATTACGTACACCTTGTGGATCATCGACTGGAAACATTCCCGAAAGTAACTGCGGGTGATCCGGCTCCCAACATGAACGACATATCAACATGTTGATGTTTTTAGTCTTGATAACCAGTTCTCGGAGTTCTTTCAGCTTGAACCTGAACCCGCAACGATCACACTCCGCAATCGAGTTTTTACCCGAGGAAAAGCGATTACCCATCACTAGCCCCCAATAAATTGCTGTCTAGGAACAAATCGAACTGCGGCCTTTTCACGATCCTCAGAACTCGCCAATTCCCACGCTTCGTCGTACTGAGCCTTAAGCATCGGTAGTCTTTCAACACCGCCAGGAATTTTAAGCGCTAAATAATATGCAAGGCCTGCAACCATCGCTGGAACAAACCGGAATGGTACATCCATCGTGTTAATACCGTTTCCTGCGTCCTGAATTCGCCTCAAACGCCAATAAACAAGTGTATATGTCTGACTACTATCTGGAACGGGCCAAACCGTGAAGTTAGGCGTTGCCTGCCGGTTAATATAGATTTGTATCGGTCGCGCCTGTTGCAACTTGTTAGGGATCGTGGCGTAAGTGGAAACGCTAATTCTCGTGATGGTTAAGTCAGATTGCGTAGCTGCTACGCCTGCACCTGTGCGCAGAACATGTTCAAGCAGGTCAACAGTATCGGAAGGTAAATTATACGTAGCCATTCCCGGAGTTAAAACCTGAGAACCTTGCTCTATCGTCCACAAGTTAATCCCGCGATTACTCCAATCCGCAAACAATAGGTTCAAAGACCTTCGCGCAGTTTTAAGATCGTAACCAGTCCTAAGCTCGGAACCCACCCGCTCAAACGCTTCCTCAACTAATTCAGTCAAGTCCAACGAAAAATTAGCAGTTCCAGAAGTAGGCATATATTATCTCTTTGCGGTTTTTGCAGACTGCTTAAACGCGGCTGCGGTAGGCGCTCCTAAAGCTCCCGGCTTGCGCATTTTCTCACCAGACCCTGCTGCAATTCTAGCTCGCTTGGCGTTGATGTTTGCGTATAGACCTGTCTTTCC